TTGGGATCGAATGTTTCCAGGTGGCTCGGTCCGCCGTCGAGCCAGATGAGGATGCACGCCTTGGCCTTGGCGGCCCGCCGAACCGAGATGTACCAGGCACTGGCTCTCTTCCTGGATGCGAACGGGCCGCATGCCTCCGCATTCACAGCCGGAAACACCAACATCATCAACATTGCTAACGGGGCAATTGCGGACAATCCGCCGCTTGCCCTTGCCGGTCTCCAGGATGGACTCCTTGTCCTGGGGAACCAGGTCGACGAGTATGGCGAGCCGATTGCATTCGACATCGTCTACCTCGTGGTCCCGCCGGCGCTGGAAATCACGGCTCGGAACATCCTGAATGCTACCGAGCTGGAGATTGGCCTCGTTGGCCAGGGGTCCAACGCAGCAGCTCTCACCGAGAACCGCATTCGGACCCTGAACTGGATGAAGAACCGCGTCCAGCTGGAGGTCATGCCTCACATCCCGCTTGTCGCAACAGCGGCTAACGGGAACACTTCATGGTTCCTGTTCGGTTCGGTTCAGGCAGAAGCGCAGGGGACTGCACGACAGTTCGGTCGTCTGGCCTTCCTCCGTGGACGCCGTGAGCCGGAAATCTTCATGAAGGCCAGCAACGCTGTCCGCGTGGGCGGCGGTCCTGCTGGACCTGAGGAAGGTGACTTCGACACCGATTCCCGTCAATGGAAGGTTCGACATGTTCTCGGGGCAACTCGTATCGACCCCCGAGCTGCCGTTTCCTCCAACGGGTCCGGTTCCTAAGGAGGACAGCATGGCGCCGAAGAAGCGCGATACCTGGTGGGGACTTTTCACCCCAGGTAGCGAGAAGGCAATTGTCCTCATGGCCGATGGAGATGCTGCTCAGCAACTCCGAAAGACCAAGTATCCTGGTGGTGTAGTTCGACCCGTTCAGGTTAGCGTACCTACGGCACCGGACGACATCAGGGCCCAGTTGGGTCTCCCCGAAGCTGCACCTGAGGAGACCTAAAGGGGAAGGAAAGCCTGGGGCTGGACGAGTGCGGTCGTTACAGCCCCAGGGACCTTCCCCCCTAGGAACAGACCATGACGTGGTCCTACGACGTTGCACTTGACTCCGGCAAGGTTCGTGTCCTTGCTCGAGAATCTACGCAGGCAACTTCTGTCTTCCAGGATGAGGAAATCGATGCCTTCCTCGGCCTGGAAGCCAATGATGTCTTCAACGCAGCTGCGCTTGCGCTGGATACCATTGCTTCGAACGAAGTCCTGCTTCAGAAGAAGATTGAGCTGACCGGGATTACGACAGATGGTCCGGCAGTTGCAGCCTCACTTCGTGCCTCTGCCCAGGTCCTTCGACTGCGCAGTGCTGCATTGGCCGGTAGCGGAACAGATGATGATGCACTGTTCGGGTGGGATTGGGCTGAACAAGGCCTGACTGACTTTAACAGGTGGGAGCGCATGTATCACGAGTGGCTAAGGGACGTCAATGCCTAGTACCATTGAGCGTATCCGAGAGGCCCTTGCTCCGACAGTTGTTAGTCTAACTAATGACTTCTACCCCAACCTGGTGTCCTTTAAGCGCCGGGTAAACAACTCGCTTCCTTCAGGGGCTCCCACCTACTCATGGGATTACGATACCGCTTTGGGGCACCTTCGGGCGCTCATTCTTCCGGCAACACAATACCTCGAACAGACTGCCGCAGCTGGGTTCGGTGGCGGGACCAGAGGTCTGACCATTATAAGCGGAGACTTCATCGTCTCACTTGGGTCATACCATGGGACAATTGACACGTCCATGAAGATGGAAGACCATGCCGATGGCGTCGAGTACGATGTGGTCGGTACTCAGACTGACCCGCTTCGCCTGGCGATGCAGGTCCAGGTTCGTCGTACAGACCCGAATGCTGACCACTGATGACTACTTCAGGGGTTACCATCATCGGGCTCCCGGAGCTAAAGGGACAGCTCAACCAACTAACGGCTGATATGCAAGGTCCAGTTGTCGAAGCTGCTGTCATGGCTGGAGCCCTTCCAATCCAGAATCGTTGGAAGGAGCTTACTCCCTTCTTAACCGGAACGTATCGGCGGTCAATTCACACGGAAGCTGAGAGAGATGCCGAGGGTGCGTGGGCTGTTGTTGGAACAGATATCACCGACCCGCCTTACCCTGTCTACCTCGAGTTCGGAACCGCTCACATGGGGGCGCAGCCCTCTATGCGCCCAGCCTATGACGAGATGCAGGGTGCTGCAGTTCAGGAAGTAACTGATGTCCTGAACGAGTTGCTCGTTCGTTATGGGGGCAAATAATGTATCTGCTGGTACAGGGCATTCAGACCGAGTTTGCGAACTTGTTCCCTGGCGGGGTAATCCCCAAGAAGCTTGGGGAGAGTCCGACGCTTCCTGCAATGACATACCAACTTATCTCCTCCCCCAATGAGGATGTCACCATGAACGGGCCTTCCGGCCTAGTTCTAAACGAACGGTGGCAGTTCACTATCTGGGCGAAGACTTACGATGAAGTCGTCCAGCTTTCTGATGTCTTCCGCGTACGCGTTAACGGCATCAAGGGGTACTGGGGTTCAGTTGCCGTAGTGACTCGGAAGGATGATGAGCGCGACGACCGGGACGAAAAGACCGGACTAGAACGGCGCGACATCGACGTCTTCGTAACGTACAACAGATGAGCAACAGGAGGAGGCGGCGGATGACTGAACCAGACCAGAGTGTCTCGGAACCGGAGGTTGTAGCAGAGGCTTCTGCTGCACCCGAACCAGAAGCTGCAGTTACACCGGAGCCGCAGGTTGTACCGGAACCAGAGCCCGAGCCTGCGCCTGAGTACGGACAGTACCATGTGGGTTTCTGGAATGCACTTCCGAACTACGGATGCCCACATTGTGGATTCTTCACCATTGACGGTACTGCTGAGATGCAGAAGCACATCGACAAGGTGCATCCTGGAGCACCAGAAGCGACCAAGGTAGAACTCTTCCACCCAACGTTCCTTGGTCCTGATGGGAAACCCCTAAGAATGGAGGAATGAAAAGTTGGCACGAACTGTAGTAGCACCCCAGAGCATCCTTGGTCCGTATCCGACATTGCCGGTTACGGCCAATGCGCTCGACATTGCCTTTACGGCTCCAGCAGTTGCGGCAGATGGGATTTCGTTCCCGCTAACGGGACATGAGGTTCTTCTTGCACGCAACGTAGCAGTGGGGGCACAAACCATCACCATCCAGTCTGCACCTGATAGTCGGGGTCGGTCAGGCGACATCACAACATACTCCATTGGAGCCGGAGAGTTTATTGCATTCGATGCAAGGGCCCAGGAGGGTTGGCGCCAGTCAGACGGCAGCTTCTATGCCGTTATGTCAACAGTAGACGTCGAAGTCGCAATCCTTCGACTGTCGAACTAAGGGAGGAACGGAACCTTGGCAACTGCTGCCTTCGGGACACTTATGCAAATCGGCGATGGTGCAGGCCCGGAGAACTTCACGACCATCGCCGAAGTTAAGGACATCACTCCTCCACCGCTGACCCGAGACACGGTTGATGTGACCCACCACACGTCAGCGGGTGGCTGGGAGCAGGTTGTTGCAACCATCAAGCGCTCAGGAGTCCTGACGTTCGAAGCCAACTGGATTCCGAGCCACGCAACGCAGTCCTTTGCTGCGGGCTTGGGCCTCGACTTCAACAACGGAACCCTTCGCAACTTCAAGATAGTGTTCCCTACCGGAAACAGCTGGATTCTTCCGGGGCTCGTCGTGGGGTTTAACCCCGCAGCGACTGTTGGTGGTGTTCTTGGCCTAAGCATCTCCATCAAGGTTTCTGGCCAGCCGACCCTGGCATAAGGGTAGAAAGGAAAGCAGGTACCGCACATGTCTGCTACCAAGACGCCGCCTCCCGAGAAGAAGTCCGTGGTTCGGATTCTCAGCCGCGATGCTATCCTGGGTGCCCAGGACGTTGTTACGGAAGTCGTTGACATCCCTGAATGGGGAGGTCAGGTGTACGTCCGTGGGCTTACTGGCACTGAGCGCGACCGGTTCGAGTCATCCATTACGGACCAGTCTGACCCAAAGAGGGCGAAGGTAAACCTTCGGAACTTCCGTGCCAAGCTGGTTGTTCTCTCTACTTACGATGCTGACGGGAACCGCCTCTTTGCAGAGGCAGACCTCCTAGCACTCGGACAGAAGAGCGCAGCTGCCCTCCAACGAATCTTCAAGGTTGCCCAGCGCCTGTCAGGAATGTCAGATGAAGATGTTGAGGAACTGGCCGGAGGTTTAAAAGACGACCAGAGCGGCGGTTTTGGTTCCGACTAGCTCTGGCTCTCGGACACCCATCCGTCGCTGCTACACTAGAGGCAATAAACTCGCGGGAGTTCGCTGAATGGGTCGAGTTCGACAAGCTGGAACCAATTGATGGGCCAGCGCGCATCGAACGGATGCTTGCCGAACACATGGCTCTGACTGCCAACTTGAACAGGCGGCGTGAACTTGACCCGTTCTACACCGCCAAGGACTTTCTGCCCAGGTGGGACTGGGAGCCGATGTCCCCTGAGAACCAGTTCGAATTGGTTGTAGCCCTTAATGCTGCCTTCGGCGGACGTGACCTGCGTCCCAAGGATGAGGACCCGATAAACTAAGATGGGCTCCGGAGGTACCCTCAAGTCGCTGCTCATACGCATCGGAATGGATACTTCCGGTGTTGCTAAAGGTGTGCAGCAAACCCAGGGGATGCTTAGCGGCATAACAGGCACAGGACAGCAGGTCAACCAGGTCTTTGGTCCGCAGTTCCGTTCAGCCGTTACCGGGGCTATTAATTCCGCTGTACAGTTCGAAGACCAACTTCGGACCATTAACACCGTAGCAGGTCTTAGCGATGATGCCCTTGGCAAGGTCGGAGATGACATTCAGCAACTAGCCCGTGACACCGGGAAGAGTACTGACGACCTAACCCAGGGATTCTATGACCTCGTCTCTGCAGGTATTCCCGTCGAAAAGGCGATTAGCACACTCCGCGAGTCTGCCAAGTTTGCAACTGGCGGCTTGGGCTCCGTTGGTGAGTCAGTCGACCTGGTTACGTCAGTCCTCAATGCCTATGGCATGTCGGCTGATAATGCGGGTAAGGTTACAGACGTCTTTGCCAAGGCCGTTGCAGACGGCAAGGTAACCGTCTCTGAGCTTGGTGGCTCCATAGCCCAGATTGCTCCTATTGCTGCAAGTGCGGGCGTCTCTATGGAAGAGGTGTCTGCGGCCTTCGGTATCATGACAGCAAAGGGTGAACCGGCTCGTAGCGTTGCGACCAAGATGCGGGCTGCAATTTCGGCCCTCTTGGTTCCCAACGAAGCCCTGAACAAGATTCAGGAACAGACCGGGATTAACTTTGCGGCACTGATGAAGGCCGAAGGTGTGTCGGTTGCACTCGATACCTTGCTTCGGTCTGTCAATGGAGACACTGAAGCCTTCGGTAAGGCTGTCGGGTCAGTTGATGCATACCAGTTCGCCCTTGCGTCTACCGGGGAAAATGCTGCAGCGTTCGCTGCTCAGGTTGTGGAAACCCAGGGCGTCGTGGGGCTTGCAACGGCCCAGTACGAGGAGAAGTCCAAGTCTACTCTGGAACAGGGACGCCGGTTCCAGGCCTGGATTCAGACTATGCTCCAGGACGTTGGGTCCCTAGGTATGTCCTTCGGACCGCTCATTATGGGCATTCAGGCTCTCGGACCAGCGTTCGATGTAGCACTCGGGGCGGGCAAGGGTCTGTTCGGGTTATTCAGGCGCGGATTTGTTAGCCTTGCCGCAGCAGTTCCGGGGCTCATGAGTGGTGTTGTTACCAAGATAACAGCTACACTGGCAGGCTCCTCAGTTGCCCAAGGTCTGGTTTCCTCACTTACCGGAAGCCGTGCTGCCGGCGCAGTGCAGTCTGCTGGGTCAGTACTCGGCGGAAGGTTCGGACTGGCCTTTAAGGTTGCGGCTATTGCTGGGATTGCACTCTTGTGGGTAGAGGTCTGGAACCAGTGGAATAAATTCCAGACAACGGTCTCCGATGCACAGGCCAAGCTTCAGACGCAGGCAACGGGTGCGCTAACGCAGTCCGGGTCAGAAGCGATTGCTAACATGGAAAAGCTTACCGGGCACCTGCACGACATTGAGGGGTTCGACCGGATACTTGCCGATACCTTTGGTGGACAGCAGGAGGTTGAGGGTCTTCGTAACCTGGCCCTGGCCATCAAGAATGAGGCACAACTAACTGCGCCGCAGATTGCAAAGGCCTTGGACCTTCTGACCCTTGCTTCCCAGGAAGCTTTGGCTCGCGGTAATACTACCATTGCGGCAGAGATTGATGCCGTAGCGACTGACCTTAAGACCAGAACACCGGCTATCGCCGAAGCAGTAAACGCGGCTTACGGCTCGCTACCGTCCGAACCCCCGAAGATTCCGACTATCGAGGTTCCTGCCGGAGATATAATCAAGGTCAAGGAGGACAATACACTTCGGTCTACGCTGGGCCGAATGGCTACAGGTGCCGGCAGGTATATGGTAAACCGCCTGGCGAAGGAAGTCGGCGAAATCGGTCCCTCTCTTCGCGATGCAGTTAGGTCGGCTAGGGACGAAGTCCAGCAGGCTATGCAGGACCTTCGGTGGGCGATAGAGCACCCGATGAAGCGTGCTAAGCAGATTGCCTGGCTTGAGGGGAAGTTAACTGGGCAAAACCTGGCACGTGCCTTGGGCTCCCAAAAGCAGTCTGTTCACGAAGAAGGAATTCGGACTCAGGCACTCATCATCCAGGAGTGGGAAGCCCTTGCAGGGAAGTCCTGGGACTACGGACAATCCGTTGCAACGAACCTTGCACGTGGTATTAAGAACAAGAAGCGTGAGCCAATTAATGCAGCTCGCGACACGAAGAAGGCTGCTACAGACCAGCTTGCCAGCGCAGCAGATGCTGCTACAACGGCCGGCCAGAATACTGCTAGCGGATTCGCCGCAGGGATTCTCTCGAACATCGGAAGCGTCATCTCAGCAGCGCAGAGAATAGCCCAAGCGATTGCTGACAATACGAAGCCCGGAAGCCCAACGAAGTCAGGTCCTCTGTCGAAGGATGGGGGCATCGAGCGCTGGGCCCGCAAGCACGTTCAGCTGTTTAACAAGGGCCTCGGCGAAGAGCCCGTCGACCCGGGTGCAATCTTCCGACGAGTTGGACAAGGTCCAGGTGACCGACAGAGAACCTTTGCTCCTCCCCCAGGGGGAAACGGCCGAGGTGGGGGAGATGAGGTTCATATTCACGTTGGGACACTGATTGCAGACGACCGAGGCCTCGATGAACTTCAGCGTCGAATCGAGCGCCGCCGCAAGATGCGCAGCCGGGGTGCTATGCGCTACGGAGACACTAACTAATGTCCCTATGTACTGTCTGTAACTGGACGCGGCACGATGTGTCTGTGCACGGGCGTCTCTGCCCCAATGGCCATGCGCTCGAAGTGGTCGGGACATATACGCTCGGACAGCCGTACCCCGTGTGTCGTGCCTGTCAGCGTGCAGCATACAAGCGCTACCGCGACCGGAACCTAGAGCGCGAGCGAGAGCGAGTCCGACGCTATCAGATGAGGGTCCGACGAACGCATAGGGGCGGGAGGCGGACCCCGGCAGGGGTGAGGGGTGCTGGGGCATCCCTCACCGCTAAGGTAGCCTGATGCCCTACCCCAGCCGCGGTGAATGGGCCTTTCGCAATGTACACCGAGAGTTCATGTTCACGGCGACGTTGGACACCATCCAGATTACGCAGGAATGGCCTGATATGGTGGCTACGTTCTCGTGCGAGGTCGTCGACCAGGGCCAGGGCTGGGAGTTCGTTGAGGAGGACGAGGTCAGAGCTACCTTCCGAGATGAGCGCATCTTCGCCGGGCACCTGAGCATTGTTACTGAGGACCGCACCGATGAATCCGGTCCTCGTAAGTGGGTTCTGGAGGCACAGGACTATACTGCTAAGCTTGGTGATGCTATCATCCGGCAACGCGAACACCGAAAGAAGGAGCGGGCCATCCGGCGCATCCGCTGGATTGTGGGTTACCTCGGCCATGCATGGCACATCGACGACCACGAATACGACGTACCCGATGAGGACGTGGAGCGTCAGGATATGTACGGAATGACTGTGGCTGAAGCGCTCGACTCTGTTATCAACGAGGTAGGGCTGCGGCCGGCATGGATAGACCTCGACAACAAGCTCTGGGTCGTCAATGCTGCACATACGGTTGCGGCGCCCTTCGACCTTAACAACGAAGCTCCTGACTTCGTAGATTCATTCCCCTTCCGCGAGTTCACCTACCGGCGCGACGGTCTGTCACGTGCGAACGCAATCCTCGTGGAGCCGGAGAAGCGCTCCGAGTCCCGCTGGGCCGTGTCCGAGGCCAACATCGCCGACTACGAATGGGGCGATAGCACCGGGCGCAAAGAGCAGTTTGTCAGCGCCGAAGAGATACGTACTGCGCGAGCAGCCCAGCGTCATGCAAATGCGCAGCTACAGCGTACGAAGGCGGCTGAGGTCGAGGCGGGACTCGTGTGCTTCGAGCCGGGTATCTGGGTCGGAATGCGTCCGCAGCTAAACGAAGTCCTGTGGGAGCACGACCAGACCATGCGGGTTATCCGTGTCGTCATTACGGCAATGGACCCCCACGATACGAACAACACTGCGTATCTGCGCAGCGAGCTTACGCTTAACAACAAGCCCAAGCGGCGCAGCCCGAAGATGGGACGACCTGAGGACCAGTCAGCACCCGGCCCGCAAACACTCGACGAGTTTAACCGGACTGTGGCTCCTCCAACTATTGTGCCGGGTGACGCCATTACGCTGGGCAACGTCTTCGCCTTCAACGCCACCACTCAGTTCCGCCAGGGCTCAACCGGCATCCTAGGCGGCAATCAGGACTACACCTCAGGCCCGACGTTCGCGACCCACAACTGGCTCCATCCGCTCGGCTCGCGTGACATCTTCTCGCGGGTGGGGCAGACGGTCACGGGCCACGCATCGCGGCCCCCGGCCAGCCAATGCACGGGCTTCGACTTCTGGTTCGCGGGTTGGCTCGACACTGAAGAGTGGCGGCGCTTCGTCGTTCCGGCACACCCGGCCGATGCGGCTGGGATGTTCCTGAATATCACTGTGGGTGCTGCCTGGGGAGCAGGAGCGGCGGGTATCCAAGTCGTCGTCAAGAATGACGTACCGAGTGCTACGTGGCAGGGCTCACCGGTTGGCACCCTGCCTCCCGGAGCGTCGGGGACCGTGTTCGTGCCCATCGCGCTCGTCCCTGCCGAGGGCGCCTACATGTACGTCGGTTTCCAGGCTAACTGGCGCACCAACTACGGCTTCACCTATTGCGGCTTCGGGGCTGTGCCTGACGGGTCGAATAACGGGAACGTCGCGAAGACGCAGCTTGACTCTGCAACTTGGGCTACGTCCACCGATGCCGAGCCCACGGGCACTACGGACACTGGCCACACGTGGCAGGACGCGGGCGTGGACGGCTCCCCGACCTATGGGGTCGAGGACGGTGCGTACTACCTTGAGGGTCCGGGCGGGCGCGGCATGTACGTGTCAGGCGAGCGCGAGGACGATACACAGTCGCCCGGTGCGTGGTCGGGTGGCGGTTCGGACCTTAGCGTCGTATTCAGCGTAGATAACCTAACCGTCGATGGAACGCGGCGCATCGAGGTAACGACTACCGGTGAGGGCATGACCACCGTGGGTACGGTCCATCTTGGTGATGCCTCAGCAGCTGCGGGCATTAGTGTCAACGGTGGTGCATCGACTGAGTATCTTGCCAAAGCGCTCACGACTGACGACAAGTGGGTGGCGCGGTTCGACAGTCGGTCAGGGTCGATACGTGGCAAGCTGTGGAAGATAGCCGATGGCGAACCTACCGAGTGGGACTTGATTACTCCGCTCACCGACACGGAGGATGACGGCGACCGGCTAATGCTCTGGTTGCGGGCTGGTACGGGGCAGACCATCAGTATCCACCAGCTCAAGACGCAGGCACGGGCCGCTCCAGGACAGCATGTGGTAGGCGAATGGCTCGGGCTCGCTTCCGGTGACACTAACGCGTTCATGACGGACCAGCCGTTCGAGGCTGAGACGTTGAGAGCGGACATTGCGGGCGTGGGCGTGGCTCCGGTCATCGAGGATGGGACAGCGACGACGTTCAGCATCGACCACTTCCCCACGGCGACGATGGCCGTGCGGGCGACCTACATCGCAGACCAAGGAGAAGGAGGCTGACATGGCCGACGTCATTTACAAGGGCTTCTATACTGCGCTCAAGGCAGGCAGCCTCAATGGTACTCCAGACATCCGCGCCTTCCTATTCATGTCCGGTTTCTCGTTCAACGCAGACTCCATAAACCTTCTGGACGGGACTATGGCTGTCTTCGATGGAACTGGCTATGCCGAGCTGGACTGCGCTGCCGTAACCGTCGCCTATGTCGATGCAGACAACGAGATGCAGCTCGACTTCGATAACGGCCAGTTCGGTGGTGCCGAGGTTGCGGCAGGCAGCGAGGTCATCGCTGGCATGGCGGTGTACCTCTTCGTTGACGGGACTGAGGCCAATGACATCATCCTGGCCAGCACCACTACGGGTGGCTTCGGCGTGAACGCCAACAATGGCCTGCTCTCGCTCGTGCTTCCGGTGGCGGGCCTGCTCTTCGCCAGCCGCGCGGGCTCGGCCATCACCGCCGAGATCGGACTGATGAAAGCCACCGAGCAGCTCTCGGCGATGGAGATGATGGCCGTGGACCCGATCGCCCGCGTGGTGGCGCCGCGCTTCTGGGGCGGCGTGATCTCGATGCCGCTGCTCGCGGCCCTCTTCTCGGCGATGGGCATCTTCGGCGGCTACCTGGTCGGCGTGCAGCTGATCGGCGTCGACGCCGGCGCTTTCTGGTCGCAGATGCAGGCGGCGGTGGACTGGGACAACGACATCCTGAACGGCGTCATCAAGAGCGTGGTGTTCGGGGCGGCGGTCAGCTGGATCGCGGTATTCGAGGGCTACGACGCGCCGCCCACCGCCGAGGGCGTGTCGCGCGCCACCACGCGCACCGTGGTCACGTCCTCGCTCGCGATCCTGGCGCTCGATTTCATACTCACGGCACTCATGTTCACCGGAGGTAACTGAAAATGAACCGCTCGACCATCGATCTGTGGGTCGGAATCTTCGTCGCGGCCGGGTTTGCCGGCCTGCTGTTTCTCGCGCTCAAGGTCGGCAACCTGGCGACGTTTTCCACGGATCCGACCTATCAGGTGCAGGCTCGG